CTCAGCAGGATTGGTGCGGGTTTTGGCGGCGTGCCGATGTACGAGCCTATTGCGAAAGAGCATTTAGAGAAGTGGGAGATTTGGCTCGCGAGAGGCGTGTTCGGTTGTCTATGCATCCTGGTCAGTTTACTGTGCTGGCAAGTATTAACGAAGGTATTGTAGAACGATCAATTGAAGAATTTGAATATCATACCGATATGGCTCGCTGGATGGGCTACGGTAAGACCTTTCAAGACTTTAAAATTAATGTACACATTTCAGGCAAGCAAGGCCCTGAAGGTATTCGTCGAGCGTTAACTAGGCTTTCGACCGAGGCTCGTAATTGTATTACTATCGAAAACGATGAAATGACTTGGGGCATTGATTCTAGCATTGAACTAGTGAATGATTGTGCCCTAGTACTAGATATTCATCACCATTGGATTAACTCAGGAGAATATATTGACCCGAATGATGACCGTGTTAAAAGGATTATTGATAGCTGGCGTGGTGTTAGGCCTGTTATACATTATAGTGTTTCACGGGAAGACGTTGTTATTGGCCATGCCACAGACACCCTTCCCGCCCTTGATGCGTTGATTGCACAAGGCCACAAGAAACAAAAACTCAGAGCACATTCAAATTTTTACTGGAATACAGCAGCGAATGAATGGGCACTGAGATTCAGAGACCAATTTGATATCATGTGCGAAAGCAAGGCCAAGAACTTGGCCAGCTTTGCACTTTATGAACAAGCTAAAAAATTAGGCCTGTGATTTTGGTTTTCTAGGAGCAGGTGGCTTTTTAGCCGTTGCAGGCTTTTTAGCAAACTGTTGCTTCTTTGGGGCTGCTTTCTTTGCAGGAGCAGCCTTTTTCTGTGGCTCTGCCGTTGGTGCTGCAACTACTACTGCGGGCACGACAGCTTCCGGAACAACCACCACTGCCTCAACTGCTGGTGCAGGCGCTGCCTCAACCACTGGTTCTGCCTCTACTTTATATGGAACTTCCGCAGTTTGTTCTGCTGGCTTACCACCAAATAGTTTCTTTAATAAACCGATCATATTAAAATCTCCTTGTAGGTTATTTATACACTAAATACAGCATGGCGCTACATTTCATCAAATACTTACACGAAGATACAGATACTAGAGAAATTGTTCAAAACAAACTGAGTTTTGGTAAAGAAGAACTTGATCCTGTAATGAGTAAAGATACCTTAGACTATCATTACTCTGGACTAGCTGCTAAGTATTTTGAAAGATACAATGCAGGCGAAGGTGATTCTAAATTTAATTATGGCGGCGCAATGTTGCATAATTTATACTTTGGAAATCTAACTCCTCCTAGAGCTGCTAACAAGCCCACAGAGACGGCAGGTGAATTAATTGACAATGTTTACGGCAGCTTTGATAAGTTTAAAGAAGCTGTAGAAAAAGAAGCCATGGCTATACAAGGCTCTGGTTGGGTGTATATGGACACTACGGGCAAACTGCACACTATCCCTAATCACGAATATCGTAAAGGCATGAAGATTGCCCTGCTCATTGATTGGTGGGAACACGCTTGGGCATTAGACTATCAACAGGATAAAGCCAAATACCTAAACAATATTTGGCGTATTGTCGACTGGTCTGTCGTTAACGACCGCTTAATAGGAGAATGACATGTTAGAAACATTATTTTGGTTAGCACTAGGTGCATTCATTGGTTGGAATTTCCCTCAGCCCGACTTTGCCAAGACAATTCAGGCTAAGATTTTAAGTCTGTTTAAAAAGGATTAGGATGGCCTATTCAGAAAAAGTAATCGACCATTATGAGAATCCCAGAAACGTCGGATCTTTTGACAAGGGTGATCCTAGTGTTGGTACTGGTATGGTTGGTGCCCCTGCTTGCGGCGATGTTATGAAGTTACAGATCAAGGTTGATGACAGCGGTATTATTACAGACGCACGTTTTAAAACTTACGGCTGTGGTAGTGCAATTGCATCAAGTTCTCTAATAACTGAAATGGTTAAAGGTATGACACTAGATCAAGCAGGATTAATTAAAAACTCCGAAATTGCCGAAGAATTAGCACTGCCTCCCGTTAAGATCCATTGCAGTATCTTAGCTGAAGATGCAATTAAAGCAGCCGTAAATGATTACCGTAACCGACATAGCCAGTAAACGCATTAAACAGAATTTAGACAAACGTGGGAAAGGCGTGGGTATTCGTATAGGTGTAAGAACTACAGGTTGCAGTGGCCTAGCATATACCATTGAGTACGTAGATGAGTACACCGCAGAAATTGGAATAACAAATTTTGCACACGACGGTTTTGTTGTATTGGTAGATGAAAAAAGTCTAGCCTATTTAGACGGGTTAACTATGGACTGGGTCCGCAATGGGCTTAATGAAGGATTTGATTTTCAAAATCCTAACGAACGAGACCGTTGCGGCTGCGGAGAAAGTTTCAGAGTCTAGTATTTGCCTACCGGCAAGGTGGTGCTAGCGGGCATGTCCCAGATCTGCTTGCGTTCAACTCCCTTGCGTTGAGCAAACTTTTTTGCATCGCACGATGTACATACATGAAAGTAGTTGTTGCTCAATCTTCTGTGATCCATCTTGCGTAGCTCGCGTGTGAATTCTCTATCACAGTTATCACAACGAAAAACTGCAATAGTTTTTCTTCTAGTATAGTTGTGCTGAATACCCAGTTTACTGAGTCTAACATGTTGAGTCTGTTGGGTTTCTTTTTTTAAGAACATCATGTATTTACATCCGGCTTATAAAACTTTGGGCTAAATAGTAGAGTAACCATAAATCTTAGGATCTACCATGGCAAGAAAAATTATTGATACCGGCGTTGTAGGCAACGACGGAACAGGCGATAGTATTCGCGACTCGTTTAGAAAAGTCAACGACAACTTCCGTGAGCTCTACAGCTCATTAGGGCTAGGTGAAAAACTTACTTTCAAGAATCTAGATGACACTCCCGGCAGTTATCTTGGACAGGAAAATGCTATACTCAGTGTTAACAACACAGAAACAGGTATTGTATACAAACAGATTACTTCAGGTGCTGGTATAAATCTTGATTTTACTACCAATCAAAATGAAATACGCATCAGTTCGGAGTTCTCCGAAGTGGTTGGTGACACCAGTCCGCAGTTAGGAGGCAATCTCAGCGCACGATCTGGCGGTACTCAATTTAGAATTAGAGATCTAGGCACCGACAACATTCCACTGGTCCCCGTATTTGACCACGAGGCCATTAACAAACGCTATGCTGATGGCAAAGTTTCCAGGTCAGGCACCAATGCTATTGATCCAAAAACTGGGCTGGTAAATGGTGCTTTTGGCACAATGAGCGGTCCGTTAATCCTATCCAGAGATCCTGAGTCAGATGACGATGAGGTCTATGATGGATTGATCGCTGCTACCAAACGATATGTGGATAATTCTGCCTTTGGCAGTAGCATCAATCTATATGTAGCTACATCAGGTCAAGACGATCGTGTAGGTGTCAGCGCAGGATTACAGGGTCGTGCCCTTGCCTATGCTTATAGAACTATTGAAGCGGCACTGAAAAGAGCAGAAGAAATTGTGCTAGAGGCTAGAAACGAAATAGGCCCCTACAAAAAAACATTGACTTATAACAACGGAGTATCTAACTGTACATTGACTAGGATTGAAGATGCTCCGGGCAGCGGTTCAGGATTCAGCGGCAGTGCCCTAATGAGTGTTGACACTGTGGTTGTGAATACAGTGGGTGTAAATTATCAAGTTGGCGATATACTAACTGTGACTGGGGGAACATTTAGCGAACCAGCTAGACTACAGATATTATCTACAACAGAAGCAGGTGGCGTGTTAACATTCCGCATCGTGTCCTCTGGAGTGTACACTATATTGCCTCTCACCAGCACCAACGTGGGAACTACAGATGACAGCGACAATGGTCAGTTAGCTACTGTGGATTTGACCTACAAGGTCAACAACGTGGTAGTAAACAGTGGAGGCAGCGGGTTTGGTCTAGTATCTGTAAGAATATCCGGCGGCGGAGGACTAGGAGCGTTTGGCACTGCAGACGTAGTCGGCGGAAGTGTGGTTAGCATCACAGTTACAGATCAAGGATCTGGATTCACCAGCCAACCAGTGGTCACAGTGTCTCTTCCTAGATTTTTCATAGAAACCGGAGGCTATCGCACAGACTTTACTGGGGACTACACTACGTCAACTCCCAGTGCTATTAGAAGCAGAGATATACGAGAGGGTCTTTTCCTAAGAGGAGAATCATCAGGGGCCTTGGCTCAGATACTCGGGCACACCGGCACCCTGGACTCATTAGGTGATGAAATTTTTGACGTTGATCTCAAATTTGGCACATTCCAAATTGGTGAGGTTATATCATATGGTGATGTACAGAAAAATGTACAACTGAGCGTTCTGGTTGAAAGTGGAGTCTACGAAGAAAATTTACCCCTGAGGGTGCCGGCCAACGTGTCCATAGTTGGTGATGAATTCAGACGCTGTATCATAAGACCAAAACCTGGTATAAGTTCTAGCCCGTGGGCCTTCTTGTATTTCAGAAGAGACCTCACTGTGGGAGTAGTGGGCACTGATCAGATCACATTGACTGATAGACTATTTGGTTATCACTATCTACAAGGCACAGATGAACCTGTGTATCCATTAATTAATAACAGAGGATTCTATAGAGCAGCGGCTCAACTGTTGACTTTGAACAGAACATTTATACAAAAAGAAGTCATAGGTTGGATTACTGATCAAATTGACAATGAAATTTCACCATTCACTGCTAGTTTTTTATACGACAGTGATCTCTGTGAAAGAGATATTGGACTACTGTTAGATGCTATGATATTTGATCTGAAGTACGGAGGTGCCAATAGAACAATATCTGCGGCATTGAAGTACTTTGGATCTGCCAGTGGTTTGATTGCAATTGGTGCTCAGGGATCTCAAACCCTTGCGGCCATAGGCAGAGTAGGAACATTGGCTCAACTGGTAGTTAGAAATGTACCAATACAGGAACTTTTCCAAACGTCATACCCGCAAATAGTAGACGGGGCCTACGTGGCTGAAACCGGAACCACAGGGACTTCATTCAATATCACAGGTGTTACCAATGGCAATCCCATAGCCATTACCACTGGCACTGCTCATGGATTGGTCGACGGCGATCAAATACTGATCAGCACCGTTGGAGGTGTCACAGAAATAAACGGCAATGACTACTATGTAGATGTAATCGATCCTACAAGTTTTTACATATATAGCGACGCTCTACTAACCATTCCTGTTAATGGCGCTGCCTTTGGCACATACACATCAGGTGGCAATGCTGTCAGTATAGGAGGTGTATTGGGTGCCTTGTTTGATGCTGTGATAGATATCCTCGATGGTGTGGGCAGCAGCAATGTCAACTTGCCAAAAAACAACAATGAAATGGATGTGCTGTTGTGCAATGACGCAACTAGGGTACAGGCCATTACCTTTCAAGGACATGGCGGGTTTGCCATGGTGCTTGACCCAGAAGGACAAATTCTTGCTAAATCTCCGTACGCACAAGAATGTGCATCATTCTCTCGCAGTACAGGTAGGCAAACGTTTGCCGGTGGCCAATACATTGACGGCTTCACTGGCAACTTGAAATTCAAACTTCTGAGCAAAGACTCAGACACATTCCTGCGTGTAGGCAATCTAAAACGATTACCTCAATTGCCTGGATCATTTATCGTTGACGATACAATCTACAGAATCAACTATGTTAGAGACTACACATTCAATGTGGCAGGATCAACTGCGTCATTTGTTATGGATGAGACCACACCGTGGCCATTTGCACTATTCAGTTACAATGAAGCCATATGTCGAAGAGATGTGGGATTGATTCTTGATGGTGTTGGCTATGACGTGGTATTCGGCACCAATTATCATGCCAGACGTTCTGGACTTACATACAGACTGGCCAGTGCTGCTGTAGTAGTCAATGATCAATTAGATCTCACTGTAAGAGCCATTGAACAGGCTCATGATGAAGCCAGCACCTATCTTGAACTTTATCCCACAGCACAGGCAGTGGTAGCCAGCAGTAAAACAATCATAGCCAACATAGTGAGAGAAGGCGCGATATTTGCTCCTGCGTTGAGTTTTACCGCTCCTCCAGGGTTGGCAGCTAATAGAGCCAATGCCAAAATATTGTTACAGGCCAATATCACCTACATTGTAGATCAAGCAGTAGGATATCTTGCCACAACATATCCAGCACTGACCTTTAATGACTTTGCAAGAGATATAGAATATGCCATTGAATCATTAATTTATGACATCATCTATGGCGGCAATAGTGAAACACGTAAAATAGGTTTAAAATATTGGGATGGCGTAGGCGATGCTGTAGTACTGCAGATACCTGTGCTGATCCAAGCAGCAACAGCCGCAGGCATTGATCATGCCAAATATGTGGCTAAACAGGTCATACTTGACCTTGCACCCACGGTATCTTATTCGGCCACAGTCCGGGTAACTGGCACACCTAGCGATGCTGCTATAGAAACAATTATAGAAACACTGTTTACCAATGTAAGTGCTATACTAACTGGCGGAGTAGGATCAGCCGCAGCAGAAACGCTGCCCGACTTGACCGCCTATGCCTATTTGGCAGCAGGCGTGTCTGCACGTAGTACCATTGTGGCAAATAAAACTCTTGTGCAAGATTCGGTGATAGCATTTGTCAATGAAAATGCCAACGTCTATGAAGTGCTGATGCCGGGTAACAGAAGCATGTTAAGCAACGACTTCACACAGATCAATGACCTTGGTTATGGTATTGTGGTCAACAACGGCGGTTTAGCAGAGTGCGTGAGCATGTTTACCTACTACTGCCACATATCATATTATTCATTAGGTGGCGGACAGATTCGATCAATTGGTGGATCAAGTGCTCACGGTAATTTTGCCTTGGTAGCAGAAGGCAGTGACCCATTAGAAGTGCCCACTCCAGTGACCTTGTACTATGATCTAGCACAAGGCGCAGAATGTTATTTTCCATCAGGTTCATATGCCAACACCGTAGGTGGTCTACAAATATTTGTAACTAATTACACCCATCCTCCATTGGCAAATGGTGAACTGGAAGTTGATCACGGGCTTGGAGACATTTTCAGATATCCTATTACAGGCGTTTCCACAGATGCAAGTCTGCCTGTGGGAGTGGCAAGACTGAGCCTACGTAGTTCGGAAGGTGTAGGCGTCGACGGTATTGCAGCAGTGATCCCCAACGGCACTCCATTGACTATTAGACAAAACAGCAATGTGGTGTTAACTGGAAATGCTGTTGACGTTGCTGTTCGACCAAGCACTGGTCTAGTACTGGCAGAATCTCCGGAAGTATATCGAGTACTGCAATTTGAAGCCTATGCAGACTTTGTGGGCGCAAGAACATTTACTGTGAGTCTAGGCACACCCGCTATTGTTACCAGAGCAGCACACGGTCTCCAACCTGGCTATCAAATCACATTGGCCACTACGGGCGCACTGCCAACAGGACTTGTTGCTGGTGAAACTTATTTTGTGCAAGCAGATGGATTTACTGTCAACACGTTTAGACTATCTTCAACCAAACGTGGCCAAGCCATTAATACTTCAGGCAGTCAAAGCGGCACACACACCTACATTGTGTTTGGATTGGCTCAAACCACTCTAAGAGAAAACTACAACTACATAGATCTTTCACTGTATTCACAACAGCCGTTTGTAACTTCAGCAGCCACATGTACTATCACAATAAACAATCCTGCTGTGGTGACTCTAGTATCACATGGTTTCGTTGCCAATGACGTAGTTAGATTTACCACCACAGGCGCATTGCCCGGCGGCGTATTGGCCAATAGACTGTATTTTGTTAAGACTACACCAACTCCAGATACATTTACCATCACTGATGTGGCAACTAGCGCAGCGGTAGCACTTGAAACCACAGGCACGCAGAATGGTGTACAGAGCGTGGGCAAGGTTATAGGAAGAGCAGGTGACAGCACTGTGGCAGTGGTTCCTATTAGCAGCGGCGATGAAGGAAGACTACTTGGTACCAAACTGGTGTTTAAAGGTGTAGAGTACACGGTACAATCTTATCAAAATGAACTTATAACCGGTGGTAACTATGGACTACTGACCCTAAACATTCCGTTAGTTGACTCAGTAATCTATTTTACCAATCTGCCAACACTCAAGTCCGCGGTGGCCAAAGATGAATCCGGCACACTGACTATTAGGATTTCATTAACTCGTGTGACTTCACATGATCTATTAGAAATTGGTACTGGATCTTATGCGGATACCAATTACCCTAATGAAATTTATGGACCTCCTGTGAATGCGCTGGATCCCGATTCAGAAACACAGGAACGTGACGTAGGCCGTGTATTCTACGTGACCACTGACCAATTTGGTAATTTCTCAGTAGGTCCTTACTTCCGTGTTGATCAAGGTACTGGTACAGTGACCTTTGCAGCTGCCATTGCACTGAGCAACCTAGATGGTCTTGGTTTCAAACGGGGAGTACCAGTCAGTGAATTTTCCACAGACAGCGCATTTGCAGATAACGCCACAGACACTGTGCCAACAGAAAATGCTGTCAGAGGCTATATTGATCGTAGACTGGGAATAAGTCATACTGGCGCTGCGGTTGTTGTTGGCAGTTTAATTCCGGCATTCAGCGGCGGCTTCATGGCATTGGACGGTCAACTGGCCATGAAAGCAGATATGGATCTAGGCTCGTTTAAGATTTTCAATCTAGCTGATCCTGTAAACCCTACAGATGCTGTAAATCTTCAAACGTTGACACTGAACAATCTCAATGATGTAGCTGTGACTGCTAGCAAGAGTGCTGACATTTTGACCTTTACTGGTGCTGGTGATTTTGCCCAGAACAGCACCATGGTAGGAGACATCAGTCTCAGCATTGACTCTACGGCCAATACCGTGGATGCACAGATCAATCCCAATGTGATTGTGAATGCAGACATTAATAGTGCTGCTGGTATAGTGCAGAGCAAATTGGTGTTGTCATCTGCCACTACCAGAGCCAATGCCACAAGTATTACACAGGCAGAAAAAGGTATATCCAGTTTTGATAGTGCGCAGTTTGACGTCACTGACGGTTGGGTCACAATAAAAGACAATGGTATTAATTTAGCAGACCTTCCACAGATAGCATCTAAAACAGTATTAGGTAATTCACTGCTGGCCACTGCCAACGTGGCCGCAGTTCTGTTCAGCACAGTGGTTAGTGACGGTGGTGCAATTAAAAAATCGCAGTACAACACATCAACCGGATACCTGCGCAGAATTGGTTTTACTTCTACTAACGATGGCGACTATGCCGTAATTGATGAAGCAACTGCCGCTACTGCAAGTACATTAGTCAAGCGTGATGTCAATGCAGACTTTGCTGGTAGATTCATCAGCATGGAAAAGTTGATCATTGACACAAAAACCATACTCGATACCACTACTACTGCAACAGGTGGATATACTCAGCTGTATGGTTTTGCCAACAACGTTGGTATATTAATTGGCGACGGCACAGTAGCTACAGACAAGCGCACATTCTATGACAATGATTCTCATGTGTTTAGAACCTACAACGGACTCAGCAATGCACCTATTACTGTGGGATCAATTACCACCCCAGTGATTACCACAGGAGCAGCAGGCACTGGAGGAACCATAACAGGTAACTGGACCTTGACTGCAGGCAGTAAGTTGCAGTCAACCTATTCTGCGGACCTTGCAGAATACTATGAAGGAGACCGAGAATATGCAGTAGGCACTGTGTTGATATTTGGTGGGGATAAAGAAGTTACTGTGTCTCAGAACTATGGCGATCATAGAGTTGCAGGAGTGGTCAGCGACACAGCTGGCTATACCATGAATGGTGCATGCCCTGGACATAAAAATCTTATAGCACTGCAAGGTCGTGTGCCATGTAGAGTGGTTGGCAAGATCAAGAAAGGAGATTTGATAGTGACATCCAATATACCAGGTGTGGGAATATCCGCAACGGGTGATGTTAAAGCTGGCACGATCATAGGAAAATCTTTGGTTGATTACAATTCAGATCATATTGGCACTGTTGAAGTTGCCGTAGGAAGAACATAATGTCTAGACAAATAATATATTCAAATTCGGCGCCCATACTGTGGAGCACGGTTGACGAAGCATTTAATCGAATAAATGACAACTTCACTGAGCTTTATCTAAGTGTTGGCGGTGGTGGTGGTGCTGTTGATTTAACTTCTCTAAGCACCAGTATAATACCTAGCACCAACGAAACTTTTGATTTGGGATCACCAACCAACCGATGGAGAGACATTTACCTCAGTGGCAGTTCTATACATTTGGGCACGGCGGTGATCACGTCAACTGCGGGTGCAGTGAATCTACCTGCAGGATCTACCATTGGTAGTTTAGCACTAGACGAAAGTTATTTTAAAACTATTGCGGTGGCCGGCCAGGCCAATATTGTAGCCGATACCGGAACTGATACTTTAACCATTGCGGCTAGTAGTGGTATTGCATTGACCACTACGGCCGGCACAGACACCCTGACCATTGCCAACAGCGGCGTGTTAACCAATGCTGCTGGCACAGGTATCACAGTGAGCGGTGCTACAGGCAATGTAACAATTACTAATGCAGGTGTGTTGTCGACCATTGCAGGCTATGGTATAAGTGTTAGTGGTGCAACTGGCAACATTACTATTGCCAATACCGGTATAGTCAGTGTGATCACTGATCCGGGATCGGGTATTACCCTTGACACCAGCACACCTGGCACAGTGCGTATAACAAATGCGGCTCCCAGTGTGCCCCAGAACATATTCCAGACCATAGCAGTGAGTGGTCAATCCAATGTGGTAGCCGATCTGCCAACAGATACACTGACCTTGGTCAACGGTACTGGTGTCAGTATCACTACCAATGCTGGCGCTGACTCAATTACATTTACCAACTCAGGAGTGACCAGCTTTGCAGTATCTGGCGTTGGTCTAAGTGCTAGTGCAGCCACAGGCTCAATTACATTATCCAATACTGGTGTCACTGCTATATCAGCAGGTGATGGAATTTCAATTAATCAAAGTACCGGTACTGTGGTTGTCACAAATACTAGATTTGGGTTTACCTCTATTGCAGTAGGTGGTCAATCATCTGTACTAGCTGATAATAGTACAGACACCTTGGTATTAGTAGCAGGTGAAGGCATACAATTAACCACAAACGCAGTCAGCGATAGTATCACATTTGATGTGACCTATTTGAAAGGTTCAGTATTCTCAGATACGTCTACACTGATTATCAACGGTGCTACTGGTACGGTAGTTGGTCCTATTGATACATCAAGTTTACGCACTTCAGAAGGTGAAATAAAATTAGGATATCAAGCAGGTCTAACCAATCAAGGTAGTAGCGGTATAGCCATAGGATATAGAGCTGGAAAGGTAAATCAAGCACAGGGTGCTATTTCTATCGGCGATGATAGCGGACTAGCTGATCAAGGTCAAAGAGCAGTAGCTATTGGTTTTGTTGCAGGCACTAGCAACCAAGGAGCGGATGCTATCGCAATTGGCAACGGGACTGCTCAGGCTAGTCAAGGAGCAGGTGCTATCGCGATTGGTTCGTTGGCTGGGTCGACTAACCAAGGAGCCAACTCTATAGCTATCGGATATTATGCAGGTCCAACTACTACATTTGCTTCCAGTATTATATTAAATGCCAGCGGGTCTGCACTTAATAGTTCGGCAGCTGGTTTCTATGTTGCACCTATTAGAGAAGTCACTGGACCGCAAACTGTATACTACAATCCTGCAACATATGAAGTCACGTGGGGCCCAGTTCCCTCAGGTGGTGTAGGCGGTGGTGGTACCAGCAGTTATGAATTCAGTGTAGCTGGAGATGACTCTACGCAGCGAGTGATCAACAATGGTGAGACACTGCGCTTTCAAGGTGCCGGTGGAATTACTACAACCACAGATGGTGAAGGCAAGGTCACTATTACCGGACCAACATTAGCCGCTGTGGCCACTGCTGGTACATACAGTTCGTTGTCTGGATTACCATCCATCCCCGCAGCCTACTCTGTGACCAGTATTGATGCACTCAGTGACGTTGATACAACCACTAGTGCGCCTACAAATGGGCAGGCACTTGTATGGAGCTCAGCAGGCAGCAAATGGTTGCCGGGAACAATATCAGGTGGGGGCGGCGGCACACTAGCAGCAAGAGCCGCAGTGGCGGGGACAACTGCCAGCCTGGCTAATACAGCAAGCGGCAATTTGACCATTACCGGCTACAAAGGCTACATGCTTTACAAGATTCAAACATCAGCTGCTGCATGGGTTAGGATTTATACAGACATTGCCAGTAGAACAGCAGATGCAACTAGAGTGGAAGGCGCTGACCCAACTCCAGGTTCGGGTGTTGTAGCCGAAGTGATTACCACTGGGGCACAAACTATTTTAATCAGTCCCGGTGCATTGGGATTCAGCAACGAAACTGTTCCAGATACAAATATACAATTAGCAGTGACTAACAAGAGTGGCGCAACGACCACTATCACTGTGACATTGACCGCTGTACAACTAGAGGCATAATATGTCAGAAATGCTGTCTTACATACAGACTAGAAAGTACATTGTCACAGTGTACAACTACGATGATCTCGATGCCATCTATGAAGAATTAGAAACAGCAGGCAAGGCACCACCCGATACAGAAATACATCGTGATGTGGAATGTCTAGAACGTAGACCCATGAGTAGAAACACTGTCTATAGGTTAACTGACTGGGAAGCCTCACAATTAAAAAATGATCCTAGAGTCAAGTCAGTAACTATACATCCAGACGAATTAGGCATTCAAGCAGGGACTAATACAACTACACAAACTAGTTCCGCTTGGGATAAATCAAACAGTACTTCCTCTGCAATGAAGAACTGGGCCTTATTGAGATGTACCGAAGGACAACAACGAACAGGGTGGGGTGGAACTGGCTACCAAGGCAACGGCTCAGGTACACCTGCTCAAACTGGTACTATTGAACTGACTCAAACTGGCCGCAACGTGGATGTGGTCATATGCGATGGCAACGGCATAGTGTTCAACCATCCTGAGTATGCGGTCAATGCGGACGGCACCGGGGGTTCTAGAGCTGTGCAATACAACTGGTTTCAACACAATCCTACAGTGACTGGCGGAGCTGTGGGCAATTACTCTTATGCTTCAATCAGCGATCATGCCACGCATGTGACTGGTACTGTAGCCGGCAACACACAGGGGTGGGCTCGCAGCAGCAACATCTACACACTGTTTTATGATACTGGCAACAGTGGCAATTTCAGTCTGGTGTTTGATTATGTGCGAGCGTTTCATGCTACCAAGTCTGTAAATGCGGCCACTGGCAGGCGCAACCCCACCATAGTCAATAACAGTTGGGGACAAAGTATATTTCCCGGAGAATGGAGTTTAACTGACATTACCGCAGTCACGTATCGCGGAACAAGATTTACTCCAGGCGGTGAAACTACTTTCCTCGGAACAAGTGGTGTTTGTACAAGTTCAACTAGATTGGCAAATTTGTTAGGTTTAGAAAATTTTGGTAATAGAATAACCACTTCGGGACCAGTAGGTGCCACAGGCGGAACTATCAATACAAAACCTGCATCGTGGACTCTAGAATCTAATCAATCAGCATATCTGTTGGGCATATCTCCTCCAGATACATCTTATGTAATAACACTAACTACCACAGGTAATAATACCACGATAAGAGTTAAAAACGATGTTGCCTCAGGCGGCCAGACAGGACAGACCAGTTTGTTAATTAGCATACAGGTAGTTCGACAAAGTGATAACTCTGTTATAACATCATTTAGTCAGGGACCGTTTACATCAATTGAAGGCGGTGATGTTGAAGCTGTTATTGATGAAAATGTAATACTACCTACTACCGGCGCATATACTATTACCTATACAACAAATTTAAATATTAGTAATGTTACTAATCCCTTAACAGCATTTGCCATGCTGTGTACAATTACACAAACACCAAGCGGTAGCGAGGCTGCTACAGTGAGTTCTATTACAAACAGCTTATTAGGGGCCGCAAGCCTAACAGCATCGACCACCCCTACTGTAGGAAGCAACGACGATGGCTACTGGACATTATCTTTACCTTTTAATATTAGCTACCTAGGAACTACATACAGTACAATATATCCCAGTACAAACTTTTATCTAACATTTGGCGGCGGGTCAACTGTGTGGAGTGGCGTTAGTATTACCAATCCCGCACTGCCTAAAATCATGTGGTGTGCTAAAGACAATTCAGTACAAAGAATTTACTACGGAACCGAAGGCGTTGCACCGAATAGACGATTTAGGATAAGACAAGAAGGAACGTCATCTACCGGCGGAACTGTGGGTAGTCCCTCAATGGTGTGTGAGTGGACCTTTTACGAAAACGCTCCTAGCCAAATAGATCTACAGGTTGGCATTAACAGTGCTAAAACTACTGGCGGTGGCTTTACAACCACACAACTTAACGCTTGGGGATTCATCAGCGGACAG